ACGTCGTAAATTTAATCTTGATACAGATGCCCCATCTTGTATCCATCTTGGATACTTCTAATTCCATATTCAGCATTTGCATATGAATACGTATAAAGTAATCTAGGGACATCAGAAGCAACTTCAAATCTAAGTTCTCTAGTTGCAGATGTGGTAAAATTACTTACATACTGACTATACGTTACCTCAGAACCATTGAGATAAAACTTTAATTCTGGGTGACGATATAAGTATTGTAAATTTCCAACGTCTCCAAGGTCTTGAGTTGGGTGCCAGCCATCATCATCCTCAGATAGTAAAAGTATATTTCCATCATTAGAAGAATCATCCTGATTGAAAATATATGTTTTACCCCTCTTTAAGTTAAGAAAATTGGGGATACTTCCATCATATAAAAATTTACCGCCAGAGGTTGTAATTGTATAGGTAATTGTTTCCGCCGCAATTACTTCTGGTCTAGCACCATCAATTTCAGCACCTACTTTAAATCTATAAGAGGAAGTTGCTTTTTCTACAGCACCATTTGTTCCGAAATATCCAAATGGACCATAAATGGGGTATCCATCGAAAGACATTCCCAAAATTTTAGAATGACCATCTGGATGTCTGGAGAAATCATCTTCACCACCACCATATGTAATAGACTTAACACCATAGTGGTCAAAAACAGAAGCACTACTAGTTGCTTGATAGATGAAAACAATCTGATTTTCTCTCCTAACATCAGGAGGAACACCTACAGTAACTGTTCTTAGAGTGTTAAAACTACTATCAAAATAACGAGCAATATAACTAGAACCATATACAGTACCAGCAAAGAAAATTCTTAAATCTTCATTAAAATCTGGTTGTTCTCCACCATTAAAACTATTTCCTTTAATAACTTCGAGATCTAAAGTAACAACATTCCTAAGGTCTAAAGTCAGTCTAATGTGTCTATTACTGCCATCACTACCAAACCTAATGTGTCTTCCAATATTAAATCCGCCAGTAGTTCCAGTTCCAGTACCACTATCAGTAATGAAGGTTCTAAAAAATTCTCCAGAATACTGACTAAGGATATCATCTGGTTCAATAGTAACTGCACCTTTAAAAAAGTCGGTTATATAATAATCATTTGGAGTTGGGTCATTATCTGGAGTGGTACTGGAACTGGAA